ATATTCATCTTAGCTGTACCCCAATATAAATTACCTACCCGATTATCCTCTGGATTGTTATTTTTATGACATACTTGAGGATAATTGTTTGGGTTAGGGATGTAAATAGAAGCAACTAACCTGTGTCTATAAAAGTTCTTCCGTTTACCACCATCTCCTACTAAAGAGTTAGATAAATAACCATTATCTTTCATAGCAGGTTTTACTAATTTCCAACTACCAGTAAATTTCGAGTATAATTTTCCAGTACGGGATATGTAATAATTACTAAACCCGGGTATATTACCCTTTTCTCGATTTTTCATATTCTCGTTGATATTTATGGATTTCCTTTTTATATAGTTCCATAAATACTTCTGGTGAAGCTGCACTAAAATTACCAATTTTACGAGTCTTAAACTTATGGTATTCCTCCATGTACTCTTCTACCGAAAAGTCTGATTTTAACATTCTAGTATAATCATATCCGGGCATAAATGGTAATTCTTCTGCCATAGACCGGCCTATTGTAAAATCCATTGATAGAGTTACGTCATCAACTTGAAATCCGAAATACCTTTTCGTACTTGGGTTACGTAGGATATTCCAGATTGTATATACAGTCCATGTGTTAATATCTTGAGGTTTAGAATACATATATACAGCATCATGTACTGTACAAGCTTCTTTCATCATTGGTAATTTACCTTGTCTCATTAACCAATAAACAAGGATAGCTCCAAAATTTGTCATATTTGCTGCAGCACCTTGACATGGGGAGTTAAGACCTAAACGAATGGCATAAGCAACTTCTTGCTTATCATTTGAATATATTTGTGGGAGTCTTCGTTTAGTACCAAATAATTGGGTGTAATACCCATGCTTACGAAGAAATTTCTCTTGTTTCTCTTTAAACTTCCTAATCTTGGGATGTTGACCAAAGAATACTTCCATTTCCTTTGCTGCTTCTTCTGGTGTAACTATAATACCAGCTTTTGGGTCGGATAGTTTAACTGCTAGCAATTTATTACCAATTCCATAAATAAGTCCAAAAGCAATCTGTTTAGCTTGCTTTCTCCTTACCTTCCATAACTTATAATCGGGATGTGTTTCATCTTCATAAGCTTTACTTGCTTCTTCGATTGATACACCGTATTTTGCTGCTGCTATACCAAGATGAGGGTCTACTCCCTTGGCAAATGCTTCCAAATAAGTTTCGTCTCCAGATAGATGAGCCATCATTCTTAATTCTGCTTGAGAATAGTCGAATGCCATATATAAATAACCCGGAGGAGCAACTAATTGTTTCTTAATATTTGGGTCTACAGATGTCTTTGGTATTTGCTGCATATTTGGGTCAGCAGAACTGAATCGATTAGAATCTGTTCCATGTATATTATACCTACCATGTAATCGAGAATCATCTTGGACTTTTTCATGCCAACCTTCAATATAGGTAGTATACATTTTCTGTAAACCTCTTAATTCAAGTAGCTTATCAAGGAATATTGCTTTTGGAGATTCTGGGTCTTTTACTGTTAACCTTAATTCAACCAAAGTATCTTCATCTGTACTTGGCTTACCAGATTCATTATTTTTAATTACTGGGAATTTAAAACCAGAATCTGAATACATAAGTGCTGGTAAATCAACTGGACTACCAAGATTGATAGGTCTAATTAAATCCTGCTCCTTCTTGGTAGTAAATACTCCTGCACGAATATTAGATATCTTCTGTTCCCTTGAATCAATCTTACGTTTATCTTTTGGGTCATTGTAATCTAACTCTTCAAGTTCAGCTTCAATAGATTCGATATACTTTTCTATTTTAACTTGATTATATTTCTTGGTAAACTTCTTTACCCTTGGTAAATCATAGATTGCTTGTCTAGCAGCATCTATCTTTGGTTTATATTCCTCAAGCAATTTCTGATTAAATTCCGTATCAAGGTATAATCCCTCTTTCTCTACAGAAGTTAATACCCGGGAATTACACATAAATAAATTACGAAATACCGAATACATCTTCAAGTCAATTAACTTCTTCTCAAAGAATATCATTAATCGTAATGTGAAGTCTGTATCTTGACAACCATATTTACATAATGGGTCTAACTCTTTTTTATCCCAGGGTATCTTATCGAATTTATCTTGCTTTTCGTAATCACCATATTCGGGTAGATACCTTCTAACCATATCCTTTAACCCGTGAGGTTTTTCCTCATTGAGAACATATTTTGCAAGCATACCATCTAAGCATGTACCTCTATAATAGATATGATACTTTTGATTAATCTGGTCATCAAATTTCCAGTTCCATGCAACTTTTACAATATCATAATTCTCAATAATCTCTTCCCCAAATTTCCTTAACATCTTCTTCCAGTTCCATCCGGGAGAAGTATATTCTTTAGTTTGGAAATGGTCTAAGGGAATAGAAGCACCAAATCCTGGCATCCAAGATACCGAGAGAATAGTTGGCTTGAAACTTTTGTTATAGATTGGTTCAGCATTAGTTTCGTAGTCACAGCAAGCATAACCAGTTGCTTTACAACAAGCAATTAGTTTCTTGAGTTCTCTTTTGTTCTTAATTATCTTATATCTTGTTTCCATATTAATAAATAGAAAGAGGGACATACCTACATGTAGTAGATACATCCCTCTAATGTTAGAATGAGTCCTGTAAATCTTCAAGATTGGTATTCAGGTATTTCCAATCTTTTTTATAAGAATGAAGAGAATCAATTGTATGGTATAAGTAACCGAGTTTAACTCCAACCTCTTTAGCTACATATTCCATAAGTCTCCATGCAAGATATACATCATTACCAAAGTGAGTAACAAAGTCCGAACTCCTTTGGTGATAACAAATATGTAATACCTTCTCTCCTTTACCATTTTGACGGATAAGGAAGTCATAATACATAGAACAAGGAATACGTTTACTACCATCAAGGAATCTTAAGTCTGTACCATGAAATATAGGGAGTACTGCCTTACGAGTATCATTATCCCTTTTAAGGAGTTCGATAACAGATTGCATTGCAGAATCACAATTAAATGATGTACTACCATACAAATATAATGGATTCCAAATACGTTCTGGATAGGTATAATCAAATTTACCCTTAACTAAGAACTGTTCCCATAAATCTTTTCTCAGTTCCCAAGCTTTACCAGGATTTAATTCGTACCAACCAATTCTTTCCTCAAACTCGGCATCTGCCCATTCTTTTGAATGAGAGAATACAAATAACCATATTGGGTCTCCGAGTGAAGTTAAGCAATATTGTTGGCAAATGAGCTCCTTTGTTTCAAATTCCTCTTTACCTTCAATTACCTTATTCTGATAGGTCTTTGGTTTTACAGTTTGACCATAACTGTTGAGTTCTCTGCCAAGTTCTGACATTAACTCAAAAGAATTACTGTAGATTCTCATTCTTCTGTTTCTTTAAAAGTTTCTTCTTATATGCTTTACGTTGAGAATAGGATATCACATTTTCTGGATATTCTATATCTTCATATTCTAATAGCAAGTCCTTTGCTAACAAAGCTTGGTATTCATATAAGTCCGGACGAAGTACTTTAAAACTCCTAAAGAATACCTTAAATGAAGACCATTCCTTTTCTGTACCATTTTGGATTTTCTTATAAACTTCTTTAACCCTTTTAGTCCAAGGATTACCTATACCCTTGATTACTTTCTTTAGAGGTTTATAAGCTGAGTACATTAAGAGTGTCTCTACATTCCCATACATTTGAGTCGCAAATAGGTTGATTTGTACTGACTGGTCCGGCCCATACACATATTCTGCCATCCGTTGAATTAATAGGAAGTCGAATATTAACCTCTTTGTAATCTCTGATGCTCTGATTATCATTGTAATAACTGGGATGTCCTCCTGAAATCTCTTGGAAAAAGTTGCAGCAATTAAACATTGTTTACCGTTATCATGATGATTATTAAACATATATGTAACATTGTAATTCTGATTATACTTGTTCTTCAGGATTCTTAATTTGCTACGTAAGAGGTCTAACTTATTAAAATCAATATAATTATTCAATAAGCTCGTCCACTTAGTTTCTTTGTAATTAAAACACCTGCCATAATCAAAATCTGGGTCTACCCATGCTTTACGTATTTTTATAAACACGTTATATGCTACTGCAACTCCACTGTTTGCAGTAGCACCCTTATCAAAAAGAACGGGGTCTAATCTCAAGAAAGCCTCGTTCAGTTTCTCCCATGCCTCTTGTGAAGTAGCAAACTCCAAAGAGTGGAGGGTCTCCTCTGTATTCGATTGAAGACCCTCTAATTTTCTATTCCATCCACTCATTAGTAATTTGTTTTTTGTCTCCAGAGGTTAAGTCTTTGTTTCTTAAAGAATAACCTGTAGATTGATTCATCTGAAAATCCTTGTAATCCCAAGAATCCCATATATAGGTAGAAAGCTTTTACCAAAGAATACTGAAAATCTAATTCCTTAGTCATTACCTGGGTTTGTTTCCAAGGTCTACACTTAAGAAGATTCCTTGCAATATTCAATTCATATACTACGTTGAATAATAATACCTTCTCTTCTTCGTGAGATGCTTCACTTAAGGTATTAAACCCAGGAGTATAATCTTTTACTGATTCATGGTCTTCATCAATCATATTAAACCGATTAACTAAACCAATACTACCTTCGGTAACCATGGCTATACCCAGTGTAATTACGTCCTTCAATTCCTTTACTTTGAAGTCAGAGTAATCGACTACGTAAGACGTCCCCCAGGAGAAGATATCTTCTGGTAGTATATTTGCAAAGTGGAACAAAGTGAATAGGAATCCCAGAGCATCTCCCTGTTCTTCATTGGCATTCTGCAAATGGTTGAGTACCTGAGTATATTCATCCTCTGTTAACTGGTCAATATTCCATCCCCACTTGTGGCATATCTTTACTACCTCAGAGGTAGATTCATAACCCTCCATTAGTTCTTCGATAACCCGGGCAATAAAATCCTTAAGAACTACCTGATTTTGATGATTATTGATATCAACCGGGTAATCGGGTAGCTTTTCTATTTGCCGGTAGCCGTCTAATTGTTCTAACGAAAGAGAATACATTGCTTGTAAATACGTACCTACTTCTAAAGAAGGTACGATTTCCTTGATATTACGTATGTCCATTACTTACTTCCTGTTGAATTAAATCCACCTTCACCTCTTGTTCCCCACATTTGAGATTCAGAATAAAATTCTTCTGATTGAATCTCCTCGGATTCTGTGAGATAGATTGGTACATGAATAAATTGGGTTGCTTTCTCATCCACCTTTAGAGTCTGTATTACTCGACTGAGATTGATTATACCAATATGAATCTCTCCTACATAAGGAGAATCTACAATCTCTGCAGTATACAAAAGACCTTTTTTAGAAGCAAGCCCAGACTTATTAGCTGCCATGAGCATAGACTCTTGAGGTTCGATAAGAGGTTTAATACCTGATGGGATAAGGATTCTCCCTCCTGGGTAGATTTGAATATCAGTTACGAAGTTGGTAGTTGTATTTACTCCCAATACAAAATCGGGAGTAAAATGATTTGGAGACTGGTTTGCCTCGATTTGAATCAATTGTTGAGGGTCTAAGTTTCTTGGGATATAGAAATCCAAACCTGCATCACCAATATTACCTCTCGATGGAGTCTTTACGTCTCTTACTTTAATAAATCTGAATCTGTTCATAATATATTACATTGTTTTAAAAGTTGTCCAAAGGTTAATCCTCTTTGAGGAGTTACTCCGAGTGAATGACAGAATCTTTCTACGTCATATTCACCCTGCATAAACAAATCAGCAAGAACATCGTCCTGCCGTACATAATAATTTGGGTTATTAAGATATAACTTAAACATTGCCCATATCATTCTTAATTTACCTACTTTTCCCATTGCATTCTTTATAAAGTTCTCTAATACGTTTCTTAGGTACTTCGAATTTCTCAACTGTCTTTGAGATAATTTCTTTTCTGTCTTTCCCTTTCCGAATCAAGCTTCGGATGAATTTCTTGATACCAACTGTGTCTTCTAATACATCCAAATCTTTGTATTGATTCTTCTGTTCTAATTCTTTCCTTGTAATGTTCAAGTTCTGGGACATCTTGAATGCACACAGTTCTGAATCTCCGCATAATTTACATTCTTTAGTGGATAAATCATACCCAATACCAAAGCATGGGTCTCCATTACTTCCCAACTGAGAAATATCCAAGGGTGTTAGGATATCCTGCTTGGTTAAGTCGGGAAGCATTTGTTTTTTCTTTGCCATAATTAATCATCTATTTTTTTTTCTGTTAGTCTTATGACTGAATCTCCAATCTTCAATTCCGACTCATACAGTGGTAAGTAGGAATGTCCAATTGCATTAATAAATAGTTTCCTGATATCACCCAAGTGTTGTGAGTAACGAGAATCAGTATAAGTTAGTACTCTAACCTGTAGCCCTGAACAGAAAGATAAATCAAAATATACCTTATATTCATTAGCCATTACCTGGATTGATTGTATATCTGATATCCATACCAGGGTAGTACAGTTAAAAACATGGAGAGGAGTTTGTTCCTCTCCGATTATCTTATCAATGAATTTCTTATATAACTTAGTAATCATAACTTTTGAGTGTTACATTTTGATATTTACAATGAGGACAAGTCCAATCCTTAGTATGCCAAGGACCTCTTAAATCCTTTATATCGCTCTCCTTGAATTTCTTCTTGCAATGATGACATTTGTATTTGTATTCATTGCAATCATACTGAGATGAATAGAGATAAAGTATTCCGATAATCACTCCCAGTACTGTAAGTATTAATAAGTATTCCATATCTTTTAATTTAATGATTAATAATGCCCTATGTCCCTCTATTAGATTAATTACTTCCTCCTACCGGAAAAAGTAATTATCC